GCATGTATCCCCCAGAGATCTCGAGTTTCAAGCGGTGCGAGACTACACAAGAGAAGCAATTTCGGCGGTCTTTGGTGTACCCCCGACCGTGCTAGGAATACCGGATTCAGCGAACTACGCAACCAGCCGACAAAGTGCAATGAATTATTGGGAAGTACAGACCAAGCGAGGAAAGAAATTGGCGCACCTTCTCACGCAGATTGCCCGCCGGTTTGATCCTTCTCTTCGTGCTGAGATTGACTATTCGGGCGTCGAAGCGTTGCAAAGTGTGCGAGATGCACAGCTTGACCGCGTAACCAAGCATATTTTGAACGGAATGCCGGCCGATCAAGCGTATGCTTACGAAAACCTCGAAGACGCGCCGATCATACCCGAAGACCAAAGAGAAGATCCCGCCGATGATGTAGGCGATGAGGAAGGACAAAATGTCCGCGCCTTGGATCTCTTGTTGCGCTCTATGCTAAAGGAGGACGGGAAAGACCTCGGAAAAAAGTCCAATGCCGCCGAAGCGATGGCGGCATTGAACCAAACAACACAAAAAGCGCTCAAGAAAAAGGCCAAAGAACACAACGAAGAGTATGGCGACAACCCCAAAAAGAGACTAACAAACGGTAATTACTTAGCGGTGTCTTATCAAAGAGGCCTCGCCGCCTACTATTCGAATCCTGCCTCGGTTCGTCCGAGTGTTTCCAGTGCAAATCAATGGGGTATGGGGCGCGTGAACGGCCTATTGTATGCACTTCGCACGGGCAAATATAGGCGCAAACCGTATGACACCGATCTACTCCCTAAAGAACATCCGCTATCCGGTGCCGAAGACGACGAAGACAAAGAGCAAAAGCATTTGATCTATGGTTGGCGCGGGCTCGAGCTTGCACCAAAGGATCAAGATTGGGGATTCACAAAAAGAGAGGCCCGAAAGATTCTTGGCGAAGACGACGACATGCAACGCTACCGCAAAGCATTTCTTTTTGTCAATCGAGGCGGATCTGAAGAGCCCGATCAATACCGTTTGCCAATCGCAAAGATGATCGGTGACGAACTCAAGATTGTTTTTAGAGGTGTAATCGCGGCCGGATCCTCGGTGCGCGGGGAGCCCAAATTCGGCGCCGGTTACTACAATTTGAGCGGTGCAACGATGCGAGACAAAGAGCGTCTTTATGAGGTTATCAAAGGTCTTTATAAGCGCTTTGACGAAGAAGCACCGGCGGCACCATGGGAAAACGAAGACAAGAACAAAGCGATCACCAACTTCCCGAAGCAAGGCGACGACCAGATCATATCGATGCGCAATAGCTCATATCCAACATTTGATCCCGACTTTGCGCAAGACTTGAAAGAGAACTGGCCGCAAATATGGAAGCGCGGCGGCAACATCGAAGGCAACAACCAATACCGGCGGCTCTTGCCAATCGTCACGCGCAAAGACAAGAAAGCGCAAACCGAAGCCGAAGAGATGGCGATCAAAAAGCGCGAAGCGTGGGCGGCGCGTCACCTTAAAGATTTTCGATTGGCGGGCACGGTGGCCCAGATCAAATGGTTTGTGATTGGCGATCGCGGCGAATCGTACATGAAAAAATTGATCAACGAAGAGAAGAAACGCCTTACAAAAGATATTCGGGATCGCTCTTGGCGTAGTTGGATAGAGAAGACACACGCGCCCGCTGAGAGGCGTTTGCAGCGCTCGATTCATGCGTATCTAAAGCAAGCCGCAAAGCGGTATCAAAGACGCATCAAAGAATATGTACGCGCCGAGAAAAGCGGGCCTTCGTACATTGTAAAGAGCGTGCTTTCTTGGAATGAGGTTCTTGCAGTCGGCGAAGAGGTCAGCTTGATTATTTCGCAATTTGGGCGCGATTGGTTGGTCGTTTGGACGGTCTCAGGAAATGATCAGCTTGACAAAGTTTTTAGAAGAGCACGCAAAGAACGACCGCTTGATCTGGTCTTTGGTGAAAGAGATCTTGCGAAACAAGCGATCGATCTCGCCGCCTTTGAGATTGCGCAAACCACCGCAAAGAATGTACAAGGAATCATCGAGCAAGGTTTGTTATCCGGTGCAAGTGTCAATCAAATTGCGCTTGCTTTGGATACAAATGCCGCCTTTGGTATAGCACGATCTCGAACCATTGCGCGCACCGAGGCGACAAAGGCGATCAATCTTGCCACCGATCAAAGCTTCCAAACGGCCGCGAACGAAGGGATCCGAATTCAAAAACAATGGTTGTCTTCGAGAGATGACAAAGTAAGACCGACGCATCAAGATCTAGACGGCGACATTGTCGGAGTAAATGAGAACTTTGTGATACCGCCAAATTTGACCGCAGCAAGTCCGGCACTCTTTGAGTCTGCAAAAGAATCGATAAACTGTAGGTGTACAATTGTTCCATATTTTGAGGATTAAAAACATGACAAGCTTAATAATTGCGGCCGTTGTTGGCTTAGCGGTCGGTATTGGCGGCACGATTGGAATACAACAAGCAACAAAGCCCAAAGAAGACCCGAAGCCGCTTGTTGTTGCGGTCGGTGGTGATGAGGTTGCCAAAGGACAAACCGAGGTGCAAAAAGAACTGATAGATCTTGATCTCTTGGTAGAGCCGTGCTCGAAGGATTTTATCAAAGACAAAGACGCGCTCTTGTGTCGAGAAATGTTTTGCCGGATGCAGCAACGCGGGATCGATGCTGCGACATCACAACAAGATTGCTCCGAGATCAGCAACATCGCAAACACCAAAGAGATTCAAAAAGCATGTAAAGACCTCAAAGAAGAGGCCTTACAAGATTGTGTTGAGTTGTTTTTTAAGCGCAAATAGTTATTTTGTTTCGCCGGTCTTCGGGTTTACCTTCGCCGCATCCGCATCAAGATCGACTTCGACAACCTCTTCGATGTGATCAAAGTTTGAAATGATGATGTCAAGCGCACGCTCGTCTTTGGGTATGTAGGTTATGATGCCGCTGTGGTAGTGTATTACGAGGATAGTTTGATTCATTGTTTTGCTCCTTTTGTTTTGTCTCTATCAATATACTATATTCATATATTGGTGTCAACAATCAAAACAAAAATAATCAGAATATTTCTGAGAAAATAAAAAGGCCCGCTCAAATGCGGGCTTGGTTGGTTTGCTGTGGGTATTATTTCCAATTTTCAAAAGCGTTCTTAAAGATTGCGGCGTGAGTTTCTTCATGTGTCTCTTCGAGAAGCTTTTTGATCTTTAGAACAAAAAGTGTGAAGTCTTTTTTTCTGGAATTATTAAAAAGGATAATTCTTGCACTGTTCTTGCGGACATGGAGGTAGATGCCTTTTCGCTCAGTGTCTTTTTGTCCGATTAGATCGTAAAGGTCGGAGCTTGCTAGCATTACCGCTCTATCTCTACCGCATTTGTTTATAAATAATTTGCTCTTAAGTACTAGCCTGTTCTCTTCCCACTTTCGAGAGATTGGTTGAACTGCATTGTCACTGAGGGAGATGAACTTTCTATTTAGTTCTTGTTCGGTCATTTTGTTTTTCCTTTGTTTTGTTGTTTGGTATAATCATTATAGTATATTCATATATTGGTGTCAATAAGAATCTTTAATCTTTTTTAAATTATTTTGATTCTTGTATTTCTTGTGATTCTTATAATTCTTGCAATTCTTATATTTTGCTAGTATATATAGACATAGAGAGGTAGCTATGTTCTATAAGAGTCTCGACACTCGTATACTGAAAAGAGCGTCAAAAGACGACGAAAAGCAAGTTTTTTCATTCGTTGCGAGTACTTCGAGCGCCGATCGTTATGGCGACATTGTCGGGCAAAATTGGGATCTGTCGAAATTTCGAAACAATCCGGTGATTCTGCTCAATCACAACGCCAACCAGCTCCCGATCGGGCGCGGTGAGGTTGACGTGATTGACGGCAAATTGATGGTCGATGTCGAATTTGATATGGGTGACCCGATGGCGGCCGAAGTCGCGCGCAAAGTCCGAGAGGGCTTTATCGGTGCGGTTTCGGTGGGGTTCAATCCAATCGAGAGCACACCGCGCTCAATGCTGCCCAAAGACTCACCCTATTACGGCAAGCGCGGCCAATACTTCGAAAGCGCTGAGCTTTTGGAGATTTCAGTTGTGACAATACCCGCAAACGGCGAAGCAGTT